CTAACTGCATGAAATTTTGTTGGTAGTAAATAATGATCGACTTCACCGGACACCGCACCTTGTGAAGCAATATACCCAATTTTTGGATCTTTGTAGAACCCAACAAAACCGAACATATGCAAACTCATTTCTACATATCGAGGATCAACACTATCTGGTAATCCTTCCCACTCAAATAATTGATACGCTAGTGAAGTTAAATATTGATAATAGTGGTAGTACCATCTGTTACCCCTTTGACGCTGAATTTCATTAGCATTTTTATATCCTTTATTTCTTTTCCTACTCACTATATCACCCCATTAGTTAATTCATAGTTAGCAATGTCATCTGTATGCCATAAAGTTATACCACTGTCAAAAATTGATTTTAATTCTTGTAAATCTTCATTGTTAAGGTTTCCAATTATTGTACAAGAAGTTGTTTCGATATAGTTCCAATATTGTCTCGTATGAAAATTTGGTATCTTAACCTCATTTATTTTGTAACCAAACATATTAAAGAAATCAGTTAATTTTTTACGATATTCTGGTTTCACTTGTTTCTTGATAATGTAAATTCCCTTATACCCATTACCATAATCAAAAGCGGTATTACTACCCATTTTAACCATTGAAGGGGGTGTATTATTAACATCCATTTTTTTCTTTTCAATTCCTTGTATTTTTAAAACAGAACTACCTAAACCTTGTGTTACACCTACTACAGAACTAGCAACACCAACTGGATTACCATTGACCGCTGAACCAACACCCCCAACAACATTACCTACCGCACTAGTTGCACCGTTGAAAATAGCGGCTGTTTTTTGATGTTCAAGTGAATTCTTATTTCCTTGTAAATAAGCTGAAAGATAATCACTTAAAATAGAAACGTCACTTGGACTGTTGTTAATTAGTGCATGTTCTAACGCTAATATTTCCTTATCATCAATGTTAAGAATTTCACTACTCAAGTAATGTTTAATTCCATAAGAAACTTTATTACTTGTACCTAACGAACCTTTAACAGTAATGCTTAAATTTGTAATGTCAATATATTCGTTTTTAAATTCAACTCTATTGCCTTTGAAATCATCTAAAATTAAAACGGTGTAAGGGTGCATCAATAATTTGCTTTCTGAAACACTTTCATAACCATTGTATTTATCACCAAAATCATGTGTTTTTGCTGTATACGATTTTATGTCCTTAACATAAATTGTTTGAACATTCCCACTTACATTATCGGAAAACCCAGCACCTTCAAACTTATCTGTGTCAAAAGTTAAAACGTCGTTCACACTGTCATATGCAGGTGAATAACCAATATAATCTGTTACATACATTGACACGATATTATTAACAGCATCATCTAACTTTCCCATAGCTGTCAACATTGTTGTAATTGGTGTTAATGTATACGAACCAACTAGATATGCATTTGGTGCTGTTCCATCCATTCTAAAAGGTTGAACATAATAACATAGTGGCTGTGGCATACCATTGACAGACGCTTTTATTTCATTAGGTGTACCATGCATTAATGCTTTTGAAACCACAACTAAATAATAAATATCATTGTAAGGAACATAATTTTCAATAGAAACATTATCATAATCGCTACCATAATTTAATCCTTCATCAATGGTATTAATAACCGGCGATCCGTCTACTTCCCATAACTTACAATGTTCACGACTAACAAATGAAGGTTTAAAATTCATTTCAAAACGCCACGTTTGAAGAACATCTATTTGGAAGTGTACATTAGTTGTATTTTTTTGAACATACTCTATTTTTGTAACAAATCCATAAAACCACTTATTGTTGTACTGTGCATTTTGGAACATTAAATAATTTGTTCCCCACAATTGGTCAATACTTTTATTTACTCTTATAAAACTAGCACCTTCGATACGTTGAAAATTAGCATCAAGCATATTGTGTACAATGTTTTTTGAAGTGAAATAATTTGTTTGTAGAGATATTGTGTCAAACCAACGTGTGTTTTTATAATCATTGGTGAAAGGAACATTAGACAATAATCTAATGTTCGTCCCACTTAATGGTATAGTAGCCATTTAAGCTAACCTCCTATTAAACGATAGGTAAAACTGTTACAATACTTTCACCCTTAACAGATACTTGTTTGTTTACAACAGCACCGTTTGTTTGAGCATTAATAATTCCAGTTTCTAATGTAATACTTGTCGGTGAACCAATTGCAGTAATAGCAATTGCTGTTGTTTCCGTTCCAACGATTACCATATCACCAACTTCTAAACCAGAACTATCAACAACAGTCAATGTTGTTGCTGTTGCTATTGCAGACGCACCTAATGTTGTTGAAGAATTTTCATCAATGTATTTAGCTGTTGCTGTTGCTAATAATTCACCCGTTTGATCCGCACCAACTGTTAGAACACCAGAACTATCAATAGATGATCCACTAATAACTGTGTTGTTACGACCAATGATTGACCAAACAATAGGGAAATCACCGCTAACGGTTGTTCGAACATAACTTGTAAACGTAAATGTCTTACCGGCACGAATAGCCAAAATAGTCGGATCAATGATAACTTGAGTAATTGAGGGAACAACACCAGAAACAAAAGCCACCGCATTAGCAAAACGAGATACAGAAAGAACTTGCCATACGTGATAGAAATAATTCCAATATAATCCTTCTGGATTACGAATGGTTTCCATCTTAATTAAATTGTCATAAACCATATACCAATCTTTGTCAATCAAAACCGCCTCTAAACCTGCTGATGCAAAGTTATCAATAATAGTAATGTTTCCTAAGAAGGTTGCACGATCCATATTAAATGCTTTCGCTAATACGTCAACATCTAATGTTGCTTCTAGATCAGCATCAATGAGCAAATGAAGGTCAGCCATATCTGTTCTTGTTCTAACTGCTAATGCGTTATATTCTCTTGAACCATTTGGAAGTGTCATTTTCTTAGCTGTTGCACGAACTTTTTTAACAAAATCTTCTGTTGCACCGGTTGAACTTAATGGATCGGTAACAGCTACAACTGTGAACAAACCTTTTGAATAGTAGTTGTCAATTAACAGTTTCATATATTCATATTCTTCAATTTCTGCACTATTATAAATAGCGTTAATAATTCCAGAAACAAAATCTTCAAACGCACCCCATGAAACAAATGCTGTTTGTAGTGCTTCATCTTGAATTGTTTGTTTATAAAAATCTTGTCTGTTACGTTCATGGAATAAAGTTTTCACGTTTGGAATATCACGTTTGAACACACTTTCTTCTGATCCTTCTGGATTATACTTTTTTCCTTTTGTAATATCGACAAAAATTTGTTCAATTGTTCTACCTTGGGGCATGAAACCCTTTTTGAATTTTTTAAGGTGATTATTTAATGAAACTTTTGTAATAACAACCTTACCAATACGATCTACTAACGAAGTAATGAATTCATTTTGAATAGCTTGTGTTAATAGAACACCTGCACCAACTTGTGCTACATTGTCTGTTGAAGCTAACGGAACATAACTTTGAAAACTATCTCCCGAACTATTACGAATNGCATTAACAATATCATATGTTTCTGTAATTCCTAGATTTAGTCGAACATCATTAATTGTAATCCTTGACATGTTTTAAAACCCCTTTTCTAATTGTTCTAATGTAATTGTTTCACTAAACTCTTTTTCTACAATTTTCTTATCATCCTCTTTGTTGTCNCCAGTTACACCTAATTGTCTAAACAACTTACTATTAGAAATAACTAAGTCGCTGTTATCCCTTGATAGTTTATCTGCTNTACTTGTATTTTCAGAGAAATCATGTATATCTGTATCGTTCTGAATTCTTATTTCTTGTAAAATTTCTGTTCTTCTACTGTGTTCAATTTCCGGATTTAACAGCTCACTTAGTAAATTCTCATGTCTCTCACGTTCCATAGGCATAATTTGTNGTTCACCNCACTCTTATTTATTATTGTCGAACTATGTTACAACTCTATTATACCATTAAACAACCNTTGACAACACTATATGTTGTATGATATAGGTATTGTAGGTACATTTTGATACTACATATAGTATTTTGTGAAACACCAATGATAAATCTGCTAATCTATGAAAATAATGTTAAACTTTTTGTTGTGTTTTGTATGATAGTGTAGTATACTTTAATAGTAGACAAGTTGTTACAAAATAACTTATAGGGAAGTGGAAAAAGTGAGAAAAATGATGAGTAAGGAAGTTACAAAGACAGTAATTAAAGTTGCAACAATGGAAATGGTAGAAGGTCTACCGGTAGCAAAACCGTTAGATGATGTAACAATGTTAGGAAATGTTTCACTAGAAAAGGCTCAAAAAGAAATGAATAGACTGATTGGTCATAATGTAACTGTATTCAATGTGCAACCGGAAACAGTAACTTACGAGTTAGCTGTTGAAGATTTTATTAATGTTGCTAGTGTTAAAGTAGACCAATCTGTTGAAGTTGCAGGATAACCCAAATAAAACTATGAGAAGAGGAAATTAAAATGACAAACCAAATTGATGAAAATAATGTAGATGCAAACACAGGTGAAATAGCGGTACAAGAAGAAACTAATGTTGAAGTGGTACAACGTGAAACAGATGAATTTGTAGTAGTGAAAGAAAATGGTAAATATAAGCGCAAAGCAAAGTATAAAGAGTATTCTTCTATTACACCAAAAACAAGAGAAGAAAAAATGTGGTTGTTGAATGTTGTTGAAGGTGACGAAAACGATCCAAATAGTGGTAGTGGTCTTAAAACGCACGTTGGTAAGCAAATTATTGTTGCTGATGTAATCACTAGAACTTATGACCGTATCAATGAAGATACTGGAAAGCAAGAGTATGGTGTTCTTACATACTTAATTAACCCAGAAAAGCAAGTGTTTGTAACATCTTCTAAAACAGTGTACTTTTCAATCATTCGCATCATGGATTTATTTGGAAAACCGGATGATGAAGGATGGGAAAATGTTACTGTTAAAGTAGGCAAAGAAAAAGGTTTAAACGGTGATATTATTAAAATAAAAATGATCGGATAATGAGGTGTAAAATATGCCAAAAACAAAAAGGGGCATATACCATAATTTGAAAGAAAGTAGATATACGGTTTCCAATGGAGAAACCGTATTCTTTTTTTCAAGTGAAATGTATATGAATAATTTTCTTGAATGTTACAAGGATCATAGGGAAAAGTTTTTACTTAAAGTTGAAGTAAGTGAATTGAATATGGAAACACTTGCTGATATTAAGTTATATGAAAGAGTGGAAAAAAGAGGTTTTAGAGCATGCTTAAAAGCAATAGATATTTCTTCTAAGGAATTACACAAATACGCATTAAGAAAGATGATGGAAAAAGCTACAACGGATTGGATCAAAGTTGGTAGACCAAAAATCACTGAAAGATTGAAAGAAATAGGTGAACATATTGCCAAATAAACGACAACAAAAAAAGAATATTAAAATAGATTATAACTTTAATGTTGGTAAGAAAACACTTGAAGCCTATAAAAGAGAAGTAAAGAACACGAAAGCAAAAATAAGTCGTTTGAAGCGTGAAAAGAATGTTGATATTTCCGGTGAAATTTCTATTCCCGACCTCGAAAGTTTTTCGTCAAGAAAAGAATTAAATGCATGGGTGAAAGAAGTTCACTCTTTTAGAGACAGAAAAAATTTAGATTATCAGTTCGACTTAAATCAATACGGTGTGTCTGCTTCAAAAAGTCAATTAAAAAGGATTACAGAAAAAACTGTTGAAGCACAAAAATTAGCCGATAAAGAAATTAGTAAATTCCATGATCTTCCATTCTTTTCTGGTGGTAAGGAACAAGGGACAGTAGGCATGCAAAGACCAAATAAAACAGGAATTAGTAGACCGGTTGATTTTAAATTTGAAGATGTTCGTTCAAAGGATCGACTAGCGGATATAGAAAAACATGTTGGTAAAAAATCTGATCCTTTACACTATGATGAACGAATGGAAACAATGAAAGAAAACTTCATTAATATTTTGAGATTAAGTTTTAACAGTGATGCAGATAAATTAATTGATAAAATAGAAGGTTTATCTGCTGATGTTTTCTACCAAATGTATCTTGAATTTGATGAGTTCGACTTTGAGTTATATGACAGTGAAGGTCAAACGCTAGTAGCAAATGAGGGAACAATAACGCAAATGATGAGCGATATTGAACGTTACGAGAAAGGGGAATTAGATACTGATATGTGGCATAAAAATTTTAGTTAGTTAGTGGAGGGGGTGTTGTGGCGAGAAAAAAGTATAGTTGTGACTTTGAAACAACCACTGATCCAGAGGATTGTCGTGTATGGGCATATGGTTATATGGAAATTGGCAACAAGAAAAATTTTGATATTGGAAACAACCTTGTTGACTTTATGATTTGGATGGAAAAAACTAAATCAGATATTTATTTTCATAACTTGCGTTTTGATGGAGAATTTATTGTACATTATTTATTATCAAATGGATGGGAATGGAATGACACTGGATTACCAAAAACGTTCAACACCATCATATCAAGAATGGGTCAATGGTATATGATTGACATTTGTTATGGGTACAAAGGAAAAAAGAAACAGCACACCGTTATTTATGATAGTTTAAAAAAACTCCCCTTCCCAGTAAAANTGATCGGTAAAGCGTTTAATTTAGAAGTGTTGAAAATTGACAAGGAAAAAGAATTCTATGATCGANCACGACCAATAGGACATGAAATAACAACGGAAGAAAAAGCATATGTGAAGAACGATATTGAAGTTATTGCTGATGCACTAGAAATACAATTTAATCAAGGATTAAAAGCTATGACTTCTGGTTCGGATAGCTTGAAAGGTTTCAAGTCTATTATATCGACAAAGATGTTTGAAAAATTATTTCCGGTATTATCATTAGAAGATGATGCTGAAATACGATTGGCTTATAGAGGNGGTTACACCTATGCAGATGATCGACACACTGGAAAAACAATTAACGGTGGTATGACATTTGATGTAAATAGTTTGTANCCTTCTGTTATGTATAATAGACCTTTACCGTTTGGAAAACCAATTAAATTTTCTGGTAAATATGAAGAAGATGAAAACTACCCTTTGAATATTCAACACATTAGATGTGAATTTAAAATTAAAAAAAATAGAATTCCAATTATACAAATAAAGAAAAACCTAAGTTTCAAACAAAATGAGTATTTGAAATCAAGTAATGGTGACATAGTTGATTTATATTTAACAAATGTTGACC